ATGCCATATAAAAGCGATCCCAATCTCTGGTCGATCTTAATCGCTTTCGGCATGACGATCATCGGCGCAATCGCGAGTTACTCATATAAAGTCCTCAAAGGTGAGATGTTCAGTTGGCGTACCCTTTGCCTTCAGCTCATCGTGTCGATATTTGCCGGATTGACGATGGCTTTATTTGCAGTTCACTACGCCTGGCCCCCGGAAGTAATGGGTGCTGCATGTGGCCTCGCAGGTTGGGCTGGCTCCTCCTTCATCAAATCTCTTGAAAAGCGATTCCTGAACAAAGTATCAGGTGGTGAGGAAGCCAATGACTAAAGAACAGTTTATGAAAGCGGCCGGGATACATGCCATCCTGGCTGATAAGTGGTATCCGCATATCATCGCCGCAATGAATGAGTTCGGCATTGATACGCCAAAGCGTAAAGCGGCCTTTATCGCTCAGGTGGGTACTGAATCAGGTGGTTTCCGGTCTGTTCAGGAATCACTTAATTATTCAGTGCAGGGGCTTTCAATCTTTGGAAGCCGACTCACTGCAGCACAAAGAGAACAACTTGGGCGTAAGCCAGGCGAACCGGCATTATCACCCGCAAGACAGGCGGCGATTGCGAATATCGTTTATGGCGGTCGTTACGGTAACAACCTGACCGGCGACGGATGGCGATTCCGTGGCAGGGGGCTGAAGCAAATCACGTTCCGCGCCAATTACGAGGCATGTGGTAAAGCGCTCGGTCTGGACCTGATAAACAATCCGGACCTGTTGACCGAACCTCAAAACGCCGCCCGTTCTGCCGGATGGTTCTGGAAGGCGAACAAGCTCAATACCTTTGCCGATTCAGGCGACTTTACGGGAATGACCCGTGCCATTAATGGCGGACTTAACGGTCTTGCAGACAGACAGGCCCGTCTGAAAGTTGCGGAGGGCGTTTTATGCTGAACCTCTCAACGCTGAAAAACTATATCCCTTTGCTGTTCGCGGTAATCATCTGCTTCTTTCTCTTCAGCCTCTACAAAACAAACCAGCAATTGAAACGAGAGAATCAGACTCTGGTTGCAGAGGACAGGGCAAAAGCAGACCGCATTGAAAACCTCAGAAGCAAGAATGATTACTTTGCCGACACCTTTGCCAAGTTCACCCAGGCACTGGAGCAAACAAATCAGATCGCCAGAGAAGAAGCGAATCGCCGGGATGCAGCAGAAAAAACAAACCAGAGGCTTCAGGATGAAATCAAACAGGCACTTAAAGATAACCGGTGCAGCATCATCCCTGTTCCTGATTCTGTTGTTGACGGGTTGCGCGGACAGGCCAGTCGAGTACGAGATGGTAACAGCGCCTCAAGTGCCAATCCCGGCAAGCCTGCTGACTGACTGCTTTGTACCAGACGTGCCGAAAGGGATGACGTTTGGCGACAGCCTGGTACTTAACTCACAGCTGCTGGATGCGCTTGATGACTGTAACGGTCGCATAGCTTCTATAAGACGAATTGAAGCGGTGAGGGCGACCAGGTGAAATATCACTATGAAGTCCACTACACAAAAGCGTGGTGGGTTCCTCTCTATCGCTGGGCCGTGCGCAGAGTCTGCAAAGTATTCCCGGTCATTCCGGATGAGCGGAAGATGGATAAATTCATCCATAAGTACGGCACTAAACAGCTACTGGTACACAAGCCGGGATAACAGGAGAACATGAATGGCTAAGGTTATCGATAAGGTGGCAGTCCTGGCTCATTACGTTGATGGCAAAAGCGATGTTGGTTTCACTCGCTTGCCTGTTTCCGTAACAGGACAACAACCCATCGAATATTTCACAATTATCCGGGAAGACGGCATTGAAGTTTTAATCAACCTCAGACACGTCATTCGGCTAGAGCAAAACATCATCTATAAAGAGTAATCAATATGGCCAGGCCAACCAAGTACCAGAAGGCGTACGCCGAGCAGGCTCGCAAGCTGTGCATGCTTGGCTACACCGATGAGCAATTAGCAGACTTCTTTTCAGTTGCTGTATCGACTATCAGCAAATGGAAGCTCGACCATCCCGAGTTTTCGGAGGCCGTAAAAAAGGGGAAAGACCTTGTTGATGCAGAAGTGGTCGACAGTCTCTACCAGCGAGCAATGGGCTACGTTGCCCCCGACACCGATATCCGCGTTATTGATAACCAGATAGTCAAAACGCAAATCAAGAAGCATTATCCTCCCGACACTGCTGCCGCAATATTCTGGCTTAAGAACCGACAGAAGAAAGACTGGCGAGACAAGATTGACCACGCTATCGAAGGTGCAGACGGCGGGCCGGTTCAGGTCGTCAACTACACCCCGGCAGACTATGCAGCAGCGCAGGCAGCAATGGAGGAGAAACTAAAAGGCCTGGACTGATATGAACGAAATACTCGAATGGGATGATTTGTCATTCCCTGAGCGCGTCATCATTCGTTCAAAGTCCACCAAGTCGTTTCTCAACTTTACCCGTTTATGGTTTGAACTGATTCAGGGCGATCGGCTTCTTGTTAACTGGCATCACCGCCTGATGGCATCAAAGATTGATGACCTGATAGCAGGAAGGCTCGAGCCCGGAAACCTGATAATCAACATCCCGCCCGGTGGCACAAAGACAGAGTTTTTCTCCATTCACTTTCCTGCGTACGTCAATGCACTGGTGCAGGAAGGCAAGCTCAAACGATTTCGCAACCTGAACATCTCGTTTGCTGACACGCTCGTTAAGCGCAACTCACGCCGCACCCGCGACATTATCGCCAGCAAGGAGTATCAGGAGTTCTGGCCCTGCTCATTCGGCGTGAACCAGGCTGAAGAGTGGGAGATAAAAGACGAACGCGGTCGCTCAATCGGGCAGACAGTATCGCGCTCCAGTAACGGACAGATTACCGGTGGTCGTGGCGGCTACTTCGGCCCCGAGTTCTCCGGCATGGTGATGCTGGATGACTACAACAAGCCAGTGGACATGCTCAGCGAGACCAAGCGGAACAGCGCAAACACGCTTTTGGTGAACACTATCCGCTCTCGTCGTGGCGATAAGTCGAAAGACCACCCGACACCTTTCGTGAGCATTCAGCAGCGGCTACACACCGACGACGCTACCGGCTTCATGTTATCAGGTGGTATGGGTGTCGACTTCCACCATGTCGCCATTCCGGCCCTGATTGACGAAAAATACATTCAGTCGCTTCCTGAGCCGTGGCGATCCCTTAGCTGGGAAACGGTCAAAGACACCGAGTCAGTCGAAGTCTCCGGGACGCGCTACTGGTCATACTGGCCGCAGATGGAAGATGTTAACGACCTCGTCGCCCTGTGGGAGAGAGACCGTTACACGTTCCTGTCTCAGTACCAGCAGAACCCAATGGCGCTCACTGGCGGAATTATTGAAACCGACTGGTTCCAGACCTACACCACTTTACCGAAGCTCACCCACCGCGCCGTATACGTTGATACCAACAGCGGCAAGGTAGAGGACTGGCTTGACTATACCGTGTTCACACTGGTCGGAATGGGCGTTGATGGTAATTTATACATCATCGATGTGGTGCGCGGGCGCTGGGACCCGGAAGACCTCCTGAAGAAAGCAGAAGAGCTTTGGGAGAAATGGCGAATGCAGGGAACGATGCGAGTGATGCCAATGCGCCACATGGCTATCGAAGAGAAGCAGGCCGGACAAGGCTTGATTACCACACTGAAGAAGCGCAACAACATCCCGGTGAAAGAAATCCCACGCGGTGCAGGTCAGAACAAACTGGTTCGCTGCCTCAACGTCATCCCGCAGATAAAGACAGGCAAGGTGTATGTGCCAGCCACGCATGATGCTAATGGCGCGGTTGTACTTCACACCCGCTACGAAGACGGAAGCATTGCCGGGACAACCTCATGGGTTATCACCGCCATGACAGAATGCGCAGCGTTCTCTGCCGACGACAGTCATGACAATGACGACATCCTTGATACCTGGATGGATGCTATTGACGACAATCTTATTTCCGGTCGCCAGCCGATGGTCATCGACCCGAGCCAACTCAGGAGAATTTAAGTGTGGCCGTTTAAGAAGAAACAAGTCGCCGCGCCTGAGCCGGTGAAAGAGCCTGAAAAGGCGCAGATGAAAATTAACCCCACCGCAGTAGCAGAAGTCCAGCCGAAACCCCAAAGAGAGCACAAGCGTTATGAGCCGCCTAAAGGGGTAATTCCTGAGGCAATTCGTAGCGCCGTTCTGGCGATGGACTCCACCCCGTACGGTGAAATTAACGACGCCTACGCGATGGGTTATGCCTGGGGGAATATGGACAGCTTCCCCGGCTATCCTTACCTGTCGATGATGGCGCAGAAGCCTGAATACCGGAAGATGGTTGGCATCATCGCAGAGAAGATGACAGCGAAGTGGATCAAGCTTAAGACTGTAGGCGACGACGACAAGTCAGACCGCGTTAAACAACTTTACGATGCGCTCGAACGCTTCCATGTACGCGACAAATTCCGCGAGGCCGCAGAGCATGATGGTTATTTTGGCGGCGGGCAGATTTATATCGACGTCCTGTCACCGAAAAACGTTTCGGCCTGGACAGATGATAATGAGCTTCAGAGCAAGCTTTTCATCAGCGAAAAGAAAATCCCAAAAGGAAGCCTGAAAGGGTTTCAGGTGATTGAGCCGGTCTGGACTTACCCAGGCGTTTATAACGCGCAGAACCCGCTAAGCCCTGACTTCTACAAGCCGACCGAGTGGTTTGTGATGGGTAAGACGGTACACGCCAGTCGCATGATTGATTTCGTATCGCGTCAGGTGCCGGACCTTCTGAAGGCAAGCTACAACTTCCGTGGCTTATCTCTTACGCAGATAGCGGAAGCGTATGTCAATAACTGGCTGCGTACGCGTGACAGCGTCAGTGACATGATCCACTCATTCAGTATCCCGGTAATCGGCACTAACATGTCCACCACCTTATCAGGCGGGCCTGTTGATCCGGTGCTCTACCGACTTGAATTATTCAACCGTTGTCGCGACAACCGTGGCGCATTTGCCAAGGATAACACTGGTGATACTCCAGAAACTGTTGAGTTCGTTAACGCTCCACTTAGTGGGCTGGACACGCTTCAGGCACAGGCACAGGAGCAAATGGCCTCGGTTTCGGGAATCCCGCTGGTATTTCTTTTGGGTATCACACCGAATGGCCTTAATGCCTCATCAGACGGCGAGATACGCGTCTTTTACGACTACATCCACTCGTTACAGCAGTCGATATTTAAAACGCCTCTCAAGCGCGTTCTGGACGTAATTCAGCTTTCTGAGTTCGGCGACATCGACCCGGATATCTACTTTGAATTCGAGCCTCTTTACGAGATGAGCGCGAAAGAGAAAGCAGAAATTCGCAAGATTGACGCAGACACTGACGCAGTTTACGTCACGGCAGGCGTTTTGTCTGGTAACGAAGTGCGAGAGAAAATAGCCGACGACCCGGACAGCCCTTATCACTCACTGGATTTAAGCGATGAAATCGAAATCGACCTCGAAGAAGACGAAGAAATCGACCCAGACGATAAGGCCGGTGAGACCTAACGCAGGCGTTGAAGCGTGGTATCGAAAGGAACTGGATAAGCTGGTCAGGGAGATGCAGAAATCCATGGTGTACTGGCTGACAGCTAACTATAAAGCGAGCGGCGCGGCGGTGGCTATGGATGCATCCCCGGCTGTGTTTATGCGTGAGGCGATGAGGAAGTTAGCCAGGCGATGGCAAAAGCGGTTTGATGATATTGCCGCTAAACTGTCCCGGCGCTTCACCAGTGACGCCATGAAGAACTCTGACGTGTCGCTCTATAACGCGCTGGAGTCTGCCGGGTTGACGGTTGAGTTCAAAATGACGCCAGCCATGAATAACGCATTGCAGGCGACCATCACCGAAAACGTCAACCTGATTAAAAGCATCCCTGAGCAATACCTGACGCAGGTGGAAGGTCTGGTGATGCGCTCCGTGTCTCGCGGTCGTGACCTGGCATATCTCACCGATGAACTGGAAAAACGCTACGGCATCACGCGCCGCCGCGCAGCTCTCATCGCCAGAGACCAGAACAACAAAGCGACGTCTGTCATGCAGACAGCAAGGCAGCAATCGCTGGGCATCACCAAAGGCATCTGGCGTCATTCTCATGCAGGTAAAGAGCCTCGACCCTCCCATGTTAAGGCAGACGGGAAAGAGTTCGACCTGAGCAAGGGGATGTATCTTGACGGCAAGTGGACTCTTCCAGGTGAAGAGATAAACTGTCGGTGTACATGGTCGCCGGTGATTCCGGGTCTGTCATAATAATTGCGGGGGTTGAAATTGAATCGGGAAGACGCCAAGAAGGCCGCACTTGAGGCTTTGGCTGAATACAAAGAGAAAAAACTATTCAGCCGTGAAAAAGTGCAAAATATTTACAATGCAGTGGGGCTCGACATTAAACTTGACCCATTTGACAAGGCAGAGCAGGCGATACTTGCTCTGTTACTGCACCTCCACTTCTTCTACGAATAAAAATCAACAAGGTCGCTCAGGCGGCCTTTTTTATTGCCTTAAATCCGAGAAAAACATGACTATCGAACGGTTAGCGTTTGACCGCGCATCCGTGCGCTCATTCGATAAGGTTGGTCGTCTTCAGGTAGCTATCAGCAATATCAGTAAAGCGAATGTCTGCCCCTACTACGGGCGTGAAATCCCTAACGCTGAAGCGCTGGGTCTGGAGCCTGACAAGATATACCGGCTGTATCGAGACCCTGAAGAACTGAAGAAAGCCGCACCAACATTCAACAACATTCCACTTCTCTGTATCCACACCCCTGATTTCCCCGGCGACCCGCCCCGCGAATACCGCGTAGGGGTAACGCACTCAAGCGCAGCATTTGACGGCACGTATCTCACTAACGGTCTTTCCGTGTGGGACAACTCCGCCATTGCCGGGATTGAGACAGAGGAGCAAGAAGAACTGTCATCGTCGTATCAGTACGTCGCTGACATGACACCCGGCACGACACCGGACGGCGAGGAATATGACGGCGTCATGCGTGACATCGTCGGAAACCACGTCGCCCTGGTCGAAACAGGCCGCGCAGGTAGCGACGTACTGGTCGCTGATTCACTCCCACTGGAGCTTAAATACATGAAGTTAGACCGCAAAGGCGTTGCCATCCGTGCCGCGCTGGGAGCGTATCTGAAGCCGCGTCTGGCTCAGGATGCAGCACCCAAAGAACTGACCGCCATCCTGAACGCAAATAAATCGCCGCAAGCGATTGCACAGGCCGTGGCGAAACTCTGCAAATCCCGTCTTGCTGCTGACATGGAGATTGAACCGGAAGAGCTGGTTGAAATCATCGAAGCATCCGAGCAGACCGTAGAGCCGGAAGAAGAAGTAAAAGTGACCGGCGACAGTGACCACGAAGCGATTATCTCCCTGCTGCGTGAAGCTGGCGTGTCTGAAGAAGTGATCTCCAAAATCGCTGCGTCTCTCGCTCCTGCTGCTGCGATGGACGAAGAAAACGACGACGACAAGAAAGAGAAAGACAAAGTGGACAAACCTGCAATGGATGCCGCTATCCGCATTGCCGCAGACAGCGCACGACGCGATGCGCAAGCTGATTTCCGTAAACTTCGTGAAGCAGAGCAGGCCGTGCGACCGCTGATTGGCGATGTGGTAGCCATGGACTCCGCTGAGGATGTCTATCGCACTGCGCTGGAACAGTCAGGCGTTGACATCAACGGTGTACACCCGTCTGCGTTCCCGTCACTGGTCAAAATGGCTATTAGCCAGAAAGAAAACTCACGTCCTGCCCCTCTGGCTCAGGATTCCGCATCCATCAGCGATTTCGAGAAGGCTTTCCCGACCGCTGGCAAACTGAAACGAGGGTTCTAAGATGCCTTTTCAGAGTGTAATCAATCAATACCCGGCTCCCGGCGTCGAAGGTGGCTTTGCGAGCACTAACCCTCACGCAACCTACGCGGCTGGCGAGGCTGCTCTTGTGGCAGGCGACGGTGGTGTAACCATTGGCCGTTTCGCATGGGTTGTCGGCGGCGTGGCGACTACCACCGGCACTGGCGTTCCGGCTGGTTTCGTTCATCGTGACGGGCAGGCGGTAATCACAGACTGGCTGGGTGCAGCGTCAAACGTTGTGCAGAAAGGCCGCGAAATCACACTGATGGTCGCTGGCGACTTCTGGGCCCGCACTGCTACCGCTGCAACTCGCGGTCAAAAAATCTTCGCTGTTCTGGCTGACGGAACCGTTAAGACCGGCGCGGCTGGCGCAACCATTTCTGGCGCGATTGAGACGCCTTTCTATGCTGCTAGCGCCTGCGACGCTAACGAGCTTGTCAAAATCAGCACCTGGAGCAAGTAATGAACGAATTTCAGAAACACTACGCCGCAGCGAGCGGTAAATACGGCATTATTTTGCCTGGTGCGAAGGACTACCTGAAGCCGGAGTTTGCGGAAAACTTCGCGCTGGCAATGGATGCCCAGCCGACCATGGTTACCACTGGTAGCTCCGGCGTGCCTGCATTCTTCACCAACTACGTTGACCCTGAGCTGATCCGCATTCTGGTTACCCCGATGAAAGCCGCTGAAATCATCGGCGAAGTGAAAAAGGGTGACTGGACAACGCTGACCGCGCAATTCCCGGTCGTGGAATCTGCCGGTGAAGTTAGCTCTTATGGCGACTACAACAACAACGGCATGACCGCGGCGAACGTGAACTGGGTTCCTCGTCAGTCCTACCACTACCAGACCCATACCCGCTGGGGTGAGCGTGAGCTGGATATGTACGGCGCTGCACGTATCGGTTATGCGGCTGAACTGAACGTGGCTTCTGCACTGGTGCTGAACAAGTTCCAGAACAAATCCTATTTCTACGGTATTCAGGGATTGCAGAACTACGGCCTGCTTAACGATCCGTCTTTGCCAGCCTCCATCTCGCCGAACGCTACCGGCACCGGCAGCGCACTGACCTGGAACACCAAAGACGGCCAGGCGGTGTATGACGACATCCTGAAGCTTTTCGGCCAACTGGTATCCCAGACTAAAGGTCTGCTGGATATGAATACCAGCATGACTCTGGCGATGTCCCCGGCTATGTCAGTGAACCTGGCGAAGACGAACATGTATAACGTCAACGTCACCGATCTGCTGAAGAAAAACTTCCCGAACCTGAAAATTGAAACCGCTGTCGAGTACTCAACGCCGGCCGGTGAAATGGTTCAGTTGATCGCCGATCGTCTGGGCGAGCAGGACACCGCTTACGCAGCATTCACTGAAAAAATGCGTGCGCATGCCGTGGTGACTGAAGAGTCATCCTGGAAGCAGAAAAAATCCGGTGGCACCTGGGGTGCAATCATCCGTCAACCGCTGGCAATTGCCACAATGCTGGGAGTGTAAGTCATGGCTGAGACAGTAACTGTAGGCTGCAAGCTGCCTAACGGCATTGTGCTGGAAGTGGAAGGTTACAGCGTCGTCCTGAACGGCGCTAATTCCTCAAACGTCATCGGTGGCTACGGCCTGACAGAGAACGTCGATAAGGATGCCTTCGATAAGTGGATGAAGGTTCACGCTGACCAGGCGTATGTGAAAAACGAGCTTGTATTCGCGCAGGCCAAAACTAACAGCGCCGAATCCAAAGCGAAAGAAAATGCCGATCGCCGTTCCGGTCTGGAAGGTTTGCCGCAGGACAAGCCTATGCCGGGTATCGAAAAAGCGGACGGTAAATAATGGCGATCGTTGTCTTTGACATTGACGCGTTCAGGGCGCGTTATCCCGAGTTCGCCTCGGTGAGTGATGACCTGTTGAATGCATACTTTGCAGAGGCAACGGTCTACCTGAACAACACCGATTGCAGCCCAGTCACGGATGTTGATGTCCGGGCTGTTTATCTCAATATGCTGGTTGCTCATATCGCCGCGATGAATTCAGGCGTTGGCGGTCAGGCACCTTCCGGGTTGGTTGGGCGCGTAGCGAGCGCCTCAGAAGGGTCAGTCTCTGTATCCCTCGCTGACGTCCCGCAAAGCCAGGCTTCATGGTGGTATCTGCAAACACCTTACGGCGCTGCTTACTGGCAGGCCACAGCCGCTTACAGGACCGTTCGCTACGTGCCCGGCGCTTCACCTTCCAACTATCCCGGTCATTACTATCGCAGAGCCAACTGGCGGAGGTAGCTATGTCGTCATTCAGTGGTGGTGATGCGCTTGAGCGAAAGCTTGCTGAAATGGCGGAAAAGCTGGGAGAGGGTAAGGTTTTGCGGGTTGGATTTCTTGAGAATGCAACTTATCCGGACGGGCAGCAGGTGGCGATGGTCGCCGCAGCTAACGAGTTCGGAAACCCCGCCAATAACCAGCCGCCCCGTCCTTTCTTCAGAAACATGATTGCCGACAACAAAGATAACTGGCCTGACGACATTGGCCGGATTGCGCAGGCTACTGGCTTTGATGGTGAGCAGACCCTTGGCCTTATTGGCGAGCACATCAAAGCACAGTTGCAGCAGTCGATCAGGGAGTTAATGGAGCCGCCTTTGTCACCATTGACCATCGAGAAGAAAGGCTTCGATAAGCCACTGATCGACACGGGGCACATGCTTAACAGCGTCGATTACGATATCAGGGACGGTGAAGAATGAATCTGAGAGGCATTGCAAACGGACTAACCAGCAGGATTAACCCGAACGTTGCTGGCGTGTTTCAGGTCAACACCGGCTCCACAACTTTACCAGGCGGGAAGCGCGTACCGTCCTACAACAATGTTGATGTGTCTGTTCAGTTTCAGGAGCTGTCATCCACTGACCTGAAGCAAATCGATGCGGTAAACATCCAGGGGATTTTGCGATCGGCTTATCTGAACGGGAATTTCAACGGTGTGAACCGGCCCGAGCAGAAAGGCGGAGACATTCTCATGGTCGGTAACGACAAATGGCTGGTCGTGAAAGTGGCGGAGTTGTGGCCTGACTGGTGCCGGGTAATCGTTAATCTCCAGAGGTCACCATGAGCGCCACTATTGACATCAAAGAGATTGACCTGCTTATCCCGCTCCAGGCGTTTCTGATGGATATCACAGGCCTGACGATAGACAACGTGCTCGACGGGCAGCAGAACCTTACACCAATGCCGCTGGGTGACTTTATTATCATGACGCCCATGAGGCAGGTCGGTCTTTCAACCAACCGCGTGAGATACGCTGATAACGGCATCTATGGCGAAGGTGTTCAGCAAACCAGCCGTAGCACACAGTGGCCCTGTCAGATTGACTGCTACGGAGAAAGCGCGGCGGATAACGCTGCAATTATCGGTACGCTGATCCGCTCCGAATATGCCTGCGAATGGTTCAGGCAAAACGGCAACACATTAATTCCTCTCTACTGCTCCGACCCGCATCAGACAACGATGATTAACGGCGAGCAACAATACGAAAGCCGCTGGACGATGGATTTTATCGGGCAATACAACCCGAGCGTTTCCACGCGTCAGGATTTCTTTGACAGCATCACAGTTGGCGTTATCGCCGCAGATTTAAAATATCCACCGGAGAGCCCATAAATGGCAATTTCCTTGCGCGAAGATGTGCAGATAAACCCCGGGGTACTGCCTGCGGGCGGTAGCGCGGTAGATTTAAACGGTCTTATTTTAACAGACAGTCAGTATGCGCCGGTGGGTAGTGTTCCATCGTTTGCGAACAAAGAAGACGTTGGTCGTTATTTCGGCTTCACTTCGACCGAATACGGCATGGCCGCCATCTATTTCAATGGCTATGACGGCTCCACCAAAAAGCCTGGTTCCCTGCTGTTTGCGCAGTTCAACGAAGCTGCTGTATCAGCATGGCTGCGCTCTGGTTCGCTGTCAGACATGACGCTTGACCAGTTAAAACTCATCAGCGGAACGTTGATTATTACCGTAGACGGCACCGTAAAAACCTCATCCAATATCGTTCTCACCTCGGTCACCAGTTTTGCGCAGGCGGCGACTGTTATCAAAACAGCGATTGGCTCCGGTGTTGATGTGGTTTACGACACGGTACAGAAAGCATTCATCATCAAATCAAGCAACACCGGCGCGGCAAGCACCATCACCTACGCAACCGGAACAGCAGCTACAGCACTGCGGTTTACTTCGGCTACCGGCGCAATCATCTCTCAGGGCGCAGACATTGCTAATGTTCCCTCCCTGATGGTGTCAGTGCTGGATAAAACCCAGAACTGGGCGCTGTTCACCACCTCGTTTGAATGTGATGAAGCGCAGCACCTGGCGTTTTCCTCCTGGGTAAACAGTGAAAACTACCGGTTTGGGTATGTTGCTCATTACGATGAGGCTGACGCTAAAGTGCAGGGCAGTACGTCAACGCTGACGTATAAGCTCATCGAAACGTACAACTACCAGAACGTGGTCCCTGTTTATGGTGACCAGACCTACGCTGCATCGGCGCTGGGTTATGCCGCCAGTCTCGACTTTGACCGTCAGGAAGGGCGTGTTCCGTTTAAATTCCGTGAACAATCCGGTCTGGTTGCTAACGTTACCTCCAGTTCGGACTGCTCCGCGCTGAAAGCAAATGGTTACAACTTCTACGGCGCATACACGGCTAACGATTTTGACACTCAGTACTGGACTGAAGGAGCCATCACCGGCGACTTCAAGTGGTTTGACAGCTTCTGCTTCCAGATCTGGCTTAACGCCAACCTGGCTCAGGACGCGATTATCACGCTTCAGTCCAACCGTTCTATTCCGTATAACGCCCGCGGCAAAGCCATCATCGAGGCCGGATTCGCTGACACGCTGGCTCAGGGTCTGCTTTTCGGCGGTATTCGCACTGGCGTAACGCTTTCCGGCAACCAGAAGTCAGAAATCACCAACGCAGTTGGCGCTGATGTATCCGCTTCTTTACTGGCGAAGGGGTATTACCTGTACATCTCAGATCCGACTCCGCAGCAACGCTCAGACCGCAGTAGCCCGAATATGACTCTGTGGTATTGCGATGGCGGTTGCGTCCAGAAAATCACTCTTGCAAGTATCGAGGTGCAATAAATGGCGGGAAATACAATTACCAGTGCTGACGCTATTTTTGCTCTCACTGTGACCAACCTGTACCCCAGCGCACAGACGCTGGAAGGGTACGCAGCGGATGCGATGTTTGCCCTGGGTGATACCGAAATGGCGGTAACGGTGCGTGGCGCTGACGGTAAATTATCTGGCGGCTTCGTGTTTGGTCAGTACCTTCAGACCATCACCATTATGCCTGACAGCCCGAGCCGTGATGTCTTTGAAACCTGGCAGTTAACATCGCAAACTTCCAAAGCTGTATTCCGCTGTAACGCGACAATCATCCTCCCGGCTATCGGGCGCAAGTATACCCTCACAAACGGCGTTCTGGTGCGCGTTAAGGCAATACCCGACGCGCAGCGCGTGTTGCAGGCGGCGACATACCAGATCGACTGGGAAAATGTTGTTGGCGAAAACTACCAGGCATAAGGCATATCATGGCACGTAAAGAAATTGACTACTCAGTAGATGGCGATAACCGCGACACTGGCAAGTTGTTCCGCATTACTGAAATGCCATCCACAGAGGGGGAATGGTGGGCCATCCGTGCAGGTCTTGCGATGGCTAAAAACGGTGTTGAAGTGCCGGACAATATAGCTGATATGGGTATGCATGAGATGGCGCGTATCGGTTTTGGCATGTTGGCTAAAGTTGACCCGCTGGATGCAAAGCCGCTTCTGGATGAGCTAATGAAGTGCGTTAAAATCATTCCTGACCCGTCAAACCGCAATGTTGTGCGCTCTCTCGTCGACAGCGATATTGAAGAGGTTTCCACGCGGCTGAAGCTTCGCGCAGAGGTGTTCAAGCTACACGTGGGTTTTTCCAAAGCAGACGCCAGTTAGACATCCCTCCGGTCATGACAGATACGGTTCATGGCCTGGCTGATTATGTCAACGTCCCCAAAACCATAGCGACTGTGCTCAGCTCGGGCATGGCAACACTGACAGAACTGAGCACAACGCTTGGCACTGAGGATTTGTGGTGGCTGCTCGAAATATCCACGGTGGACAGTTACAACAAAATGGTCATCGACAAAGCTAAAGGGGCCCAATGATGGCAACGATTATCGACGCGCTGGTCGTCACGCTGGGCCTTGATTCGTCAGGCTTTAAGAAAGGTCAGAAGGATGTATCTGAAGGGCTGGATGACACAAAGAAAGCAGCTGATAAAGCAGCGAAAGACATGGAGGCGGCCGGTAAAAGGGCTGCTTCTTTTTTTGGCTCAATCCGAAACGAAATCATTGCTCTTGCAGGCGTGTCCCTGTCCCTTTACGGCGTTAAAAACTTCGTAGCTGATATGACCAACAGCCTTACTCAGTTGGGCGTGGCATCTAAAGCCTTGGACATGTCCGCCAAGGATCTGGACGGCTGGACGGGAGCAGCAGAAGCGGCTGGATCGAGCGCCGAGAAAATTACAGGCGTTCTGCAAAACCTTCAGGACTTGATTTCTGAATTTAGAGGCGGCGGTGACGTTTCCAATAATCCCCTTATTAAATCACTTGGTGGTTTTGAAGCGTTAACTGGGGTCAAATTTGACCTTAATAAGGATGATTCGGGGGATGTTTTAACGAAGATTATTGAGCGATTTCCTATGCTCAGTAAGGATGCTCAGAGAAAATTTGGTAAGGATATCAATCTTGATAATGCTCTTATTCAAGGTTTCGGGCAGAAGGGTGATGAGTCCTTTCTTAACAGGAAGAGATACTTTGAGGAGCAATCGAAGGCTTCAAATTCTTTAGTATCAGATGCGGCAAAGCTAAACGTTCAGTTTGTACAGTTAAAACGAAACTTTGAAGCCGCTGGTCAGACATTGTTTAAGGCGATGCTGCCTTACCTGGAAAAAATACCACCTTTGCTAATCAAGCTGGGTGACTGGATCACCGAGCACGGTCCTGAAATTGAGAAATTTTTTTCTGACTCCGCAACAGAAATTCAGCATGTGGTTGATATGGTTGGCGGATGGCAGAACGCATTAGAGCTTCTTCTGGCGTATATGGCCGGGAGTTGGGTTCTTGGGATGATCGGAGCCATTACCCGTGTTGGAAATGCGGCCGGGGGCCTTGGTGGGAGACTAACAGCGCTGGCTACTGGAGTAGGCCGATTAGGTATAGCCGGTGGCGTAGTTTACGGAGCTTACGAGTTCTCAGACTGGGTTGATAAGAATAGCGGTCCCAAAAAAGAACTCAGCGAAAATGGAATGTATTACAAGGACAGTTGGGTTGGCGAGCTTATTGGGTTCCTGAAAGGTGGTGGATCCGACAATAGCTATGATGCCTACGGAACAGCCGGTAAAAATACAGAAGGACAGGGTGGTTATGATGCATATGGAACGGCTTCACGGGGTGTGCGCAACAACAACCCAGGAAACCTGAATTATGTAGGTCAGACTGGCGCAACCAAAGAAGGTGGACCGAACGGAAGGTTTGCCGTCTTTGAAACGATGCAACAGGGGATTGCTGCATTATATAAACAGCTACAGCTCTATTTCAGCCGTGGTAAGGACACGATACGGGAAATTATTAATACTTATGCTCCATCGTCTGAAAATGACACCGGGGCATATATTTCAGCGATAGCAAAAAAATTGGGGAAAGGCGCTGACGAAATTCTTAACTCGTCGGACACGGAAACCATTTTTAACTTAATGCGCGGCATCATTGATCATGAAAATGGTCAGTCAGGAAAATACATTAGCGATACAAATATCCTGGGTGGAATCCAGTTGGGTTCTCAGGCAATGGCAAGCAGGGTTACTCCTTCGCCAATGCAGGGAGCCTCCAATAAAACCGACATCCACATCGGCGAAATGAATATGCAAACAAGCGCTACCAGTGTTAATGCGCTTGGCGCTGACGTAGAGCGAACTGTACGGCGTAACGCCCTGGTATCTGCATATAATACAGGTCAGTGATATGGCATTTTCCATTAATGAAACAACGCTACTTAACGCGATAAAAGGCGGAGGGTTATTCTCCGTCATTAACAGCGTTCTCTATCCGGGGTATGGGATTTACTACTCAGACGGGAGTGGCAGGGCGATCAATCCCACTTCATTTCTCGGTGTTGAATATGGCGCGGAGGCGGTAGTAGTCAATGCTCCTGTAGAAAGGGGGTCTTACACCTCATACAACAAGGTAAAACGGCCACCCTTAATTCGGGTCCTGTTTGTTCTTGAAGGGCTTTCTGGTTTTACCGGGGCCTTGCCTAACATTACCAACTTCTCGTTAACCAGCAGGTCATCCATGTTGAGTTTTCTGGATATCATGGTGGAAAGCACAGACCTTTATGACATCGAAACGCCCGATACTACGTATGAGAAGTACGACCTGATCCGGTACAACTATCGAACCTCTGAACGTGATGTAACCCTCCTGACAGTTGAAGCCATTTTCCAGGCAGTTCTTGAGGACGCAGAGGTTACCATTTCCAGCACCACTGCTGAGAGCGGTACGACAAATAACAAAATCAGTAAGGCACCAAGTACCGTAACGGAAAAGGTTGCCTCCTCTGCTTCAGAGTCCACTCAAAGCGAACTTTCCAGTGCGCTGGCCGGGATAAGAGACTCCATTCCAGATTCTCTTGAAAAGGCGGCTAGTTCTGTTAATCGCGTTATAGATGGGGCCACTAAAGCAGCTAGCTCAGCAATTGATGGCGCTAGCACATCCGCGATAGATAAATTAAGCCAGACAGCAACACAACTCCTCAAGGTGATCACCTGATGCAGACCGTAACCTTGCAGCCTATTAAAGCTCAGGAGCTTACAGTGACACTTTCAGGTGTCCCGGTAATGCTTCGCATATATCAGCGTAGTAATGGATTGTATGCGGATGTTGGCGTTAATAATCAATGGAAAGCGCTTGGTGTTATCTGCCTGAACGGTAACAAACTGGTCCGCTATTCGTACCTTGGGCTTCCCGGAGACCTCTTCTTTGTGGATACAAAAGGCGATGTAGACCCTGTTTATGACGGGCTTGGGGATCGGTTCAAACTTTTTTACGCAAGTAACGAAGAGATTAGGGCGGCATCATGACATATCAAAAGCGCAGGCTTAAGTTCCAGTTTAAGTTAAGTGCAGGTGCATTTGATGATAAAGGGAACGACACACTTACGATCGACAACATAAAGGCCAGCGTCAATGTTGGTGGTTATGGTGGAGTTTCCGGGACTGTGCTGAATGCGGAGGTCTATGGTCTCGGTCTTGAGCGTATGGCAATGCTCAGTTTCAAAGGCATCCAGTATGAACGAACCATTCAGAATATGATGAAGGTGTGGGCCAATGATGAGCTTATCTTCACCGGTTCAATTGGATCGTGCTACACAGACCTTGGAAGGATGCCGGACGCTCCGCTAATCATCCAGGCTACTTCAACCGGTTATGATCGGTCAGTTCCTATGCAGGACTTCCATGTGCAGGGTGAAGTAAAAGTCGCAGATATCATTTCATCCATTGGCAAGATTGTTGGCTATCAGGCTGTGATAGGTGATTCGGTAAATGATGTTGAGTCTGACCCGTTTTACTCGGGCGATTACATGGATCAGATAACATCATGCGCACGCGCCCACAACCTAAACTGGGACTTCCGGAACGGGACCATCTATGTGTGGAAGGAAGGTGACACCATCGATAAAACAGTCCCTCTGGTGTCGGCTAAAAGTGGACTCATTGGCTACCCGATATTTAATGGCTGGGGTGTCAGCATTACAACGATGTTCAGCAGCTTATTGGTGAGGGGCAGAAACCTGCAACTGCAAACAGACCTACCCAATGCTTCTGGTTTATATGGCATAAATAATTCACAGTACATCCTTTCCACATGGCAGGAGGGCGGTCCGTGGTTCACGCAGTGCGGGCTGACTATGTATCCTTACGGGCTACCAAATGACAACCAAATTCAAAATCCGGCCGGATGACATCTCAACCGATGCTAATGTTCAGAAGTTCGTAATGGAGAAATTCTTGTCGGGGAAGGCATTTATCACCCTTGCCATAGTCAAGGCCACTTATCCAGGCAACGAAAACGAAATGAGCTTTGTCGATGTTCAGCCGATGATCCACGGTACTGATGGCACTGGCGCTCTGATTGAGAGAGGGGTTATTTATAACGCTCCTGTTTTCAGGCTGCAAAGAGGCAGTAGCGCGGTGATCATGGACCCTGTCGTGGGTGATATCGGTTGGATAGCATGCTGTGACGAGGACATCAGGACGGCAAAGAAAACCGCTGCGCCTGCCCTGCCTGCTTCGGCAAGATCACACAGTTATGGGGATGCTATCTATATGGGTGGCATTCTTAACAGTGGGCCCACTCAATATATTAAGTTTGCTGATGACGGAATTGATATTGTCTCACCGCTTGTTATCAACGTAAACGGCAACATTATCAGCCTGAACGCTGATGCCAAAATTGCGCTTAACTCACCAGTTATTGAAGCAAACGGTCAGCTAACTCAGGGAGCGGGAAGCTATGCCGGTAACGCTACATTTGGCGGAAGCATCACAGCTACCGGAGAGGTTCAGGGGAATGGCATTAAGCTTTCTACGCATGTGCATGGCGGTGTAGAATCAGGTAACGCCAACACCGGTGAGCCAATTTAGAGCTACTTCTTCATGGCGCGTATTTTGTAGAAATTCTCATTAATGCATCTCCGCATGTACTCTTGATAAATTTGAGTGGCTTCATGAGCTTTAACATGTGGGCCATATTTCATGGTGATGTTATATTCGTAATCCCATTTATCTATGTACTTTATGGCATCATAATCGCATTGCCTTACAACGTCTTGGTACCACTCCTGCTCTGATTTCTTCCCTATATCTTTTGCAAATGATGTCAATGATATGAAAGTAAAAGAAAGAATAGTTATAGCGACACACGATTTCATGTAACTCTCCGGATCTAATGTAAATAACGATAGCACCTTCAAAGCTTACAAAAAAACAACTATAAGGTGGGTTTTCGCTAGCCAAATCTGTCTTTGAATCGCTGGTCACTTTTCCTTCTGGAAAGCTTTCCGCTGCAATAAGGGCAAAGGTGCTGTTTTTTGCCGTCGAGTTTCCATGTGTAATATTTACGTTTAAATCGCTCGCCACAAACATCACAGCGCCTTGGCTTCAGCATAGCTCTGATAAGAAGAAGAACAATAATCGCAACGACCCATTCCATGGCTTACTCCTTGTCAGGTGTTTTTTTGTATCCAGCCATTCGTGACAACACCTCAACCTTCTTCATGAGAAGTTCGTTTTGTTCTTTTTGGATGGCAAGCATTTTTTCCTGGAGAATTTCAAGCTCCGTGGCTTTTTCTTCGTCGAGCTTGTCATTTGACGAGTACTTTGCAACTAAAGCGTCTATATCGGAATCAAGTTGCATGGCTCTGTTAATCAAAAATACGAGTTCCGCGTTTATTGACCTGCCATTTTCTTTAGCCCTCTCTGATACTAAGTCCTTCAGTTCACTTGGCATTCTAAGGTTAAAAACAGGGTCATTACGTGCCATCTTCAAATCTCGCTGCTTAAAAGTGTTGACATGGTATTATCGTGGGGCTAGATTATCAATAACCCCACGGTGGGGTCACATGGAGGGTTATATGAAAGATGTACTTTACACAGGTCGTAAGAATGAAGCCTTCAATCTACGGCTTCCTGAGCGTATGAAAGAAGAAATCCGCCGTATGGCAGAAATGGATGGCATTTCGATTAACTCTGCGATTGTGCAGCGCCTGGCTAAAAGCCTGCGCGAGGAACGTGCGAATGGGTAGTAAAAACAGCGAAGCCCCGATGGCTGCAACCAACGAGGCTTCTGATTTGTCAGCAACTTGCAAGGAACTAACAATGAATAGTTTAGCAACTCAGATCTCTACAATCAACGTCCCTTTTCATGGCGATAATCTTTACCTTGTGAATTTCAGCGGACAGCCATACGTACCAATGAAACCTGTCGTAGAAGGAATGGGTCTCGCTTGGGGTGCGCAGTTTGTCAAAATTAAACAACGGTTTAATTCAACCATATCGGAAATCGAAATGGTTGCCCTTGATGGCAAAAACCGCCAGATGACCTGCCTGCCGTTGCGTAAACTCCCAGGCTGGCTCCACACCATTAACGTTGGCAAAGTTCGCCCTGAGTTGCGTGAAAAGGTTGCTCGCTACCAGGAAGAGTGCGACGACGTTCTTTACCAGTACTGGACGAAGGGCGAAGTTAAAAACCCGCGCAAAAAAACTACGGTAGAAGAACGCACCCCGCTGCGCGATGCAGTTAACATGCTGGTAGGAAAGAAAGGACTCCGTTATGACGATGCATACAATATGGTACACCAACGCTTTGGTATCGATAGCATTGATGAGCTTGATCTGGACCAGATACCCCAAGCTATAGAATATATTCACCGCGTCGTACTCGAAGGTGAGCTTTTAGAAAAGCAAAAGGATGTTAAGTGCCTGGCTAATTACAATTTCCCAATCGAGTCGGCAGATCCACACGATAGAAGATTCGGTAATGATTGGGTAAGCGCAAAAGTTATTTTGGATGAAAGGAACAGGGCCCCTGAACTTGAGCTTATCGAAGCTCTTGAAAAGGATGGCTTTGATGTTTCAGGAATAAAAGTAAGAATCTATGCCATGTATGATGTGGCCACCAGATATTTAGAAATGCAATCTGAGTTTTCCCACATGAAGAAAACGCTTTCTTCGATGCTGGACATCGCAAAATACCAGTCCGAAGAAAGAGGAATAAATATCATCTTCTCAGGCACAGGAAGGGGTGGGCAAATAGGCGGATTTAAGCAACGACGACTACCCAGGTAAACCATCACAAACCTCGCTCCGGCGGGGTTTTTATACCTAGCTTTACCGCGCGTCACACCGCGAGACTATTCAAAAATGGGACCTCTGAGAACGCCATCGCAGCATGGTGCGCTCGGGTATGGTTGTTCTGGTGAGCAGAGGTCCCTTTTTTGAAAGGTAACAACCATGCAATATCAACCGTAATTAACGGAATTAACTTCACCCGCTCCGGCGGGTTTTTTATTAATGGAACCCATTATGTCCACTATTGACATTCGACGCGCCGCGCAATACGCAACAGTAGCGGAGAACGCCGCTGCGCAGTGCGTCATCGTCGCTGACAACCTTCAGGCCAATGTTGAAGAGCTGACCGGGCAGGCCACCGGCGCCGCGCAGCAGGCAGTAGCATCGCAAGCAGCCGCAAAAGCTTCTAAGACGGCTTCAAAGTCCAGCGAAACCAGTGCGTCAGTTTCAGCAGCATCCGCAGCACAGAGCGCCGCCGAAGCCGCCAGTTCAGCCGCTGCCACAGGGTATGTCGCGCCGCCGTTCCCGGATGTATGGGCGCCACTCAGTGACGATCTAAAAATGATTTCCGGATATCCGGTAAACACTAAATTGCTGTCATTCACCAGAGCATCAACCGCGACGTATATCGACAAATCAGGCGTGTTGCAGACAGCAGCGATTAATGAACCACGGTTCGAAAAGCAGGGGTTGCTGATAGAAGGGTCCAGTACCAATCTTTATTTAAACTCGGATAACCCGGCCAACTGGGCCACATCAGGCGTTACAAAAACACAGCAGGCAGATGGCACAACACAGGCAATGACCGGGATTTTATCGGTTACTGCCGATATTACTGAACTCAACATGATTAGAAACGCCGCTCCCGTTGCCCTTGCCGTTGGTGAATCAGTGAGTATTTCATGCAGAACCAAGGCAACTAACGGTCAGTTACAGGTGCGTGTCGCAAATGGCAATGGCACCGGTTTTGTAACCAACTGCACACTGGATTATTTGAACGGAACCGTAACCCCTTTTACAATGATGACAGTTAATAAAGCCGTTCTGGATAGTGATGGGTATTATACACTTTCCTGCACTTTTACAGCAGCCGTGTCAGACAATTATTACCTTCAGTTAAGAGTCCGTTCGAGAGAGGGTCAGGCAAACATCCCGGCCGGAACAGAGATTCGCCTTCAAATGCCCCAACTTGAGACGGGCGCACTGTCTACATCATATATCCCCACATCCGGGTCGGCGGCTACACGCGCCGCCGACGATTGTTACGCTCAACGCTCTGGCAATGACAACTATTTTGGTCCGGTAACTATCGCGGCTGAGGTTCACTGTAACGGTCAGACCGCAACGGGCGGCTCAGCATCAAGCCCCCGTGGCATTCTTGCCGCATATCCAACAACCAACGATAACATCATTCTTATGGTCGATAGCTCAGTATCTACTGCTGGTAAGTATGCATTCGCATACGGTAGCGCGACCTTTAACTACTCCGATAGCAGGATTGATGACGGGCAGGTTCATACGGTGTGCTCCCGGTCCACGACTTTACAGAATCAGAGTTGCGTGGATGGAACACAACTGACCAGCCCGACAACCGTATCCCGTCCAACACCAGGAACAATCTCATCGGCTAACCAACTCATTTATATCGGACGCGGAGCCGGTGCTACAGCCGCTGGACAACGTATGCTCAACGGTCACATCCGCAACTTGCGTATCTGGCACAGGGCGTTATCTGATATCCAAATGAAGGGCATACGATGAAAGATATTTATCTGCGGTTCAGTAATGAAAAAGAGATGAGGAAGCAGTTGCTGAAATCAGGATTTGAGGACGTTGAAGGAAGCTATTATCACCCGGAAGTTCTGGTAGATATTGTTGGTGTCGTGCAGGTTCCGGTTAACCCGGGCGAGACGGAAACGGAATACACGTCTTTAGACGGTTACCACGTCAATCTGCGTGTCATCAATGATGAACTGAAACTTAAATTCCTGAAGAAATATACCGTCAACCCTCAGTCACCATCACGTATATGGGCGGGCTGATATGATCACAAAATCTTTCCAGCTTGAAACCGACTCATGGGATATCAGCCTCGATAGTTTTGGCAATATGGCAATAACAGACAATCCCTACGCCGTGGCTCAGGACGTAGCCTGTGCCTGCCTGACGTTCCTCGGAGAGTCATGGTACGACACCTCACTTGGCATCCCTTATTACCAGCGTATTTTGGGGCACTGGCCAGGAACGCAGCTTATTAATACCAAGATGCAAACTGAGGCTTTAAAACTCCCCTACGTTCAGTCAGCGGCCTGCACAGTGGCTATCGGAAAAGGCGATCGGAAATGCTCCGGCGTCATGACCATCACAGACACGAATAACATCTCCAGCACAATCCAATTCTGAGGCCTCGCATGGCGACAGTAATCGCAACAACGGCAGTTCCCGCTGCTGAGTTTTCTGACATCGGTCTCTCGGTGCCGGATGAGATTGATATCCTCGACGGGCGTCTTGTTGACCTGGATAATTCATTCGGCGGGGGGATGAGTAAAAGCCTCACAACCCCGCAGGGCCAGATGGCGCAAAGCGATGCGGCAATCATCGCCGACAAAAACGACCAGCTTCTCTATATCGCAAACAACATCAACCCTGATTACGCATCCGGGCGCTTTCAGGATGCTATCGGGCGCATTTATTTCATTGACCGCATAGCCGCCACGGGGACAACTGTAACGGCCACCGTTACCGGGCTTGTGGGGACGCCCATCCCGGCAGGAAGCACGGCTCAGGATGAAGCGGGTTATATCTATACATCGCTAACTGATGCCGTAATACCCGCAACAGGGACGATTGATATCGTCTTTCAGAACCTGACCAGCGGGCCCATACCGTGCCCGGTAGGCTCTCTAAGCCGAATCTATCGCGGTATATCCGGATGGTCAGGGATTACGAATGCTGCGGCGGGTTCGGCAGGTAACGATGTTGAGACCCGGGCTAATTTTGAATACCGGCGCAAACAATCTGTCGCCCTGAATGCGAAAGGAACTCCGGAGTCGATTTATGCTGCAGTACTGGACGTTGACGGCGTGACCGATGCTTATGTGTGGTCAAATCACTCTGGTGTCACTGTGAATATCGGAGCAACAAATTACCCGGTTCCGGCGCACAGTGTCTACGTGGCTGCATATGGTGGTAACGCGGCTGATATTGCGAACGCAATTTATATTAAAAACCAGGCTGGATGCGGAATGGTCGGTAATACGTCTTATGTAGTGACGGATACCACGCAGGGAACGAACAACCCGCCGCAATATACGATCGCCTGGAATACCCCGTCGCCTTCAAGAACGTATTTTAAAGTTGAAATTGCGAATAACGCATCACTGCCATCTAACATTGGCGACCTGGTAAAAGAACAGGTTATTAAAGCTTTTAATGGTGAGAGTGATTTGGTTCCGAAAGCCCGCATCGGTTCGAAACTATTTGCCGGTGGTTATTACTCTGTGGTGAACAAAATTGACCCATCCGTGGTTAACGTCCTGTCTCTCACGGTCAGCAAAAACGGCACAACATTTACATCATCAGTCGAATATGGCGTTGACCAGATCCCCACTATCGACGCAAACGATATTACGGTAACCCTCGTATGAGAAATGTGAAGGACACAATCCTCACACAATACGCAGACAGCCCGAAACTTAGAAGCCTGATAGAAACCTTTAATGACGCACTTGACCTTGATGAATTCACTGAAGAGTTCATTACGTCTGTGTGGGATATCTCGACGGCTGATACTTACGGGCTGGATGTGTGGGGGAAAATAGTTGGCGTTTCGCGATTGCTGAAAGTTGAGCAGTCTTCCACATATTTTGGCTTTGATGAGGCATTAACTTCCGCTGCAAATAATTCACCCAAGCCATTTAATGAAGCACCTTTTTATAACGGTCCACTTCAGTCACAGACATACCGGCTGAGCAATGATGCATACCGTATTTTGATAATGGCAAAAGCCATGTCGAATATTACCGACTGCTCAATACCTAATATTAACCGCCTGCTTAATTACCTGTTTGGAACTAAAGGACAGGTATTCGTCGCAATTACCGGAGTCATGTCGATTCGATATGTCTTTCTCTTTGATTTAAGCGACGTGGAACGGGCAATAGTTCTCAATTCTAATGCAATCACAAAACCAGCAGGCGTGTCAGTTGGCCTGATGATAATTGACCCACAAACCACCTTCGGGTTTGCCGAAGCAGGCCTTCAACCGTTTGAACAGGGAATTTTCTTCCCGGACACAGGAATACAAAATGCAAATTAGCAATTTACCTAAATTGTTACCGGTGCCATTTGCTAACAGTGGTTCTAAACAGGATATCCCTGTAGCGTCCCAGATTGGGGTGTCAGGTGGCCGGGCGTCCTATACAGATGGATTCCCACCGTTAACCAGAACACCAATTGCCGCAGGTGGCATCCCGCCTTTCGGGACGGATTTTAATGGTGTCCTGAATGACATCACATCTGCCATCCGCTGGGCTCAGGCAGGCGGCGGATATGGTTATGATTCCACGTTTTCATCCAGCGTGAGTGGTTATCCAGTCGGGGCAAGGCTGGCGAACTCCACCGGTGACGGCTACTGGTTAAATACGGTTGATGGCAACACAAACAACCCCGAAACATCCGCCGCTACGCCACTTACTGGTTGGGTGCCAGCTGATTCTTACGGCGTTACCAGCGTTACAGGTTTAGGCTCATCAAGTGTGACACTGTCAACGCTACAGGCGTCACGTGACCGCATTGTGTTAACCGGTACGCTGACAGCAAACATCAATGTCATCGTGCCAGCCTGGCGGAAATCGTGGACGGTTGTGAACAACTGCTCCGGCGCGTTTACCGTCACCTTTAAAACCACCTCAGGTACGGGTGTGTCAATTCCTGCCGGGTTTACCGCAGAGGTTATTTGCGATGGAACTGATATCTATCAGGACACCACGATTCTTGGCGTTCCTGGTCGCCTTTTGGGTGCACCAAAGGTTTTAGTAACCTCAGGGTCATATACACCCGGAGCGAATGTTAAAGCTATCGTTGCCGAAATTGTCGGTGGTGGTGGGGGCGGTGGCGCGGCTTCTTCCTCTGCAAACTATAACGCGGCGGGTGGTGGTGGTGGTGGTGGTGGTTATGCAAAAAAATACATCCCTATCAGCAGCACCGCAGCGATTGCTTACACGGTAGGTCTGGGTGGGTCAGGGGCTGTTTATCCGGCTGTTTCTGGTCAGGCCGGTGGAGCAACTACGTTTGGCTCGGGATTTACTGCAACGGGAGGCATCGGAGGGAACTCCGCAACGTCAAACGCAGCCAGCACACTTGTCGGCATGGGTGGCGCTGGCGGGACGGCTTCAGGTGGCAATATTAACTCAACAGGCTCAGGCGGGCAGAATGGCGTATCAGCTTCCCCAACAGTTGCTGGCGGTTCGATGGGTGCTGGTTATGGCGGCGCATCAATGATTTCCGGATCCGGTGGGGCTGGCGGCGGTGGGGCTGGTGCAGCAACCACTACAGGAAACCAGAGCCTCCCTGGCTCGCGTGGTAATGACGGGATGATTATTATTTGGGAGCTTGCATAATGAGTAACGCTTACGCAGTTATTAAAGATGGCATTGTAATAAATATTGTCGTATGGGATGGCGAAACAGAATGGCAACCCGATGAAGGTTACGCTGTTAAAACTGACGGGTCTGTTGGAATTGGCTGGTTATATGATGGAGAGACTTTCACTCCACCGCCGGTGGCACCACCCTCACATGCACAACTTGTCGCTGCCGCTGAGCAGGAGAAGCAGTACAGGCTAACTGTGGCGAATAACCAGATAGCACCTTTACAGGATGCTGTTGATCTGGACATGGCTACTGAGCAGGAGGAGGCCGATCTGCTGGCATGGAAAAAATATCGTATCCAGGTCAACAGGGTTAATACTGACACTGCTCCTGACATTAACTGGCCAGTTAAACCTCAGTAACAGTTATTGATAGGCCGCTTCGTATTGATCTCCTTTTCGCTTAAAACTACTGTATGTGTATACAGTAATGGTAAGGAGGTCATTATGAGCGGTTTCCCGTCCCCGGCTACAGACTATGTTGAGTCACGGTTAACGCCGGAATCGATATGCGGCATTAATGCAAACAGTCTCGTTATTGAGACATCATCTGGCTATGCGGTTGTCGAAAAAGGTTCGCGGCCAAAAGCGGGCGAGTACGTTTTGGTTAACTGGCTTGGCCGGAACTATTTCGCCAGGCCAGCGGGTAAAGCGTTAATCACGGAAGATGGAGAGGCTATCGAGGGTGACGCACTGGATGACGTCGAGGTGATAGGCGTGGTGACGTGGCTGGTCAACCGGACGAGGGATGATGAAGCGCCGGTGATGTGA